CAAGCAGAAGGTCTCGCAGATCGTTTACGCTAAGCAATCCAAGCTTTGAAATTTCTTCGACTGCCTTGCGATACCGTTCTTGGATATCTCCGCGCACCTTTAATCGGTGTTTTCCAGAACGGTATTTGCTCAGCGAAACTGGCCCGCCACCTTTCTGGTCACGTTCTCGTGGAAAGTTTTTAAGTGGCATGGCAATCCTTTATCAAAATCGGGGCAGGCCACTTACGACCTGCCCCTGCGGGAGTCCCTGCCCGCCCACCTCTCAGTGGTTCAAAAGCCCTTCTTGCCCCCAAACTTCATTCCGCCGAAGCCCTTCAACTTGTACTTCTTGGCCCCACCTGCCGACATACCAGCAGGCTTAACCTTCATTCGGCGCTTCATGTTCCGGCGCATGTTCTTGACAAAGTCGGTAGCCATTTCAGCACTCCTTGCAGCCACAACTGCTCATCGGCTTGTTGCAACCCTTGCACATCCCGCCCTTGACCTTGATCTTCTTGGCCATTACTTCCAGCCTTTCTGCATCTTGCGATACTGTTCGGGGTCTACCGTCGACTCAGACTTTGGCCTGCTGGTCCCAAGCTTGCGACGCTTGTTGATGTTCCCCACCAGGCTATTCTTGACCTTGATGCGTTTTGCCATTAGCGGATCCCGTGTGAAAATCCAGCGGGCAACCCAAGGGGCTTATGCAGCGGCTTTGGGCGGCGAGGCTTCTTTGTCTTTACGCCAGCGCGATTGATTGATCCAGCAGGCTGGACATTCCTTGCGCCCATTGGACCAAACGAGAGATTGTTGAGGGGATTCATCATGTCAGCACTTCCATGCCCGAAGGCTCTTGTTGATCCGCGAATTCGGATCGTTCGCCGTCTTGCTGCTAGTCAGCTTCTTCTTCATCCCGCGCATACGGGCGCAGAAGGAGTTTCGTCTCGACCCGCCTTCGGGCTGCGGACGCTTAAGGTTTCCACCCGTAGCGCGGTTGTACGCTGCCCGCCCGAGCTCACTAAGCCCGCCTGCGGGGTTCTTGTGCTTGGCCTTGAATTGGAATTTCTTCTTGGCCATGGTCACTTCAGGGTCAGGAGGTACTTGATGTGGGTCACAAGGTTGAGCATGTCAGCCTGGATGTTCAGCAGGCCGTCTTCCTTGGAGTCGATGTAGTCCTTCAACTCGCCGCGGATCAGGGTTTCCAGCTCGTTGACAATCTTCAGGCAGTCCCCACCAGCCGATCCGTAGACCTTGAGGGTGGAGATGCCGGAAATCACGCCGCGTCCCTTGATGCCAATCAGGGTCTCAACGAACGTGTCAATCAGGCCGTCCAGCCCCTCATACAACTTGTTGAGTGCCTTGTGCTCCGCGTACGAAGTAGTTGCCCAGTGCGCCAGATGCACGGACTGGTGGAGTTCAATGAGCTTCGCAATGCACGGACAGGCTGAAGCAGACTTCGACTCGCCCTTCTTGGCAGGAGTCTCTTCGCCTTCTTCGGCGTCCTGCTTCTTTGTGTAGTTGTTGAGGATTCGTGCAATAGCCATGCCCACAGTTTACCAAAGACAAGGGGTGTGCCCCGAAGGACACACCCCTTTCTTGCAGACTTGCTGACGGCTATCAGTCGCCGTACACCTTGTCGAAGGTAACGCCGTCGAGCTTCATGCCGGCCGGCTGATCCGGGACGAGCTGCATACGCAGCATGCCCGGCATCTGAGCGCCTTCCGTCAGGAGGCTGTTACCGCTGCCGGTACCAGACGTCTTGGTGATCGGCACCTTGACAGTCGAGTAACCGAGGGCCGGAGCCACGAACTCGAAGGGGATGAACGCCTCAGCCTTGTCAAACTTCTGAGTGCCCTTCGGGCTCGGCGGGACGTACTTCTTCCAGTTCGCGCCACCCTTGCGGAGACCGTACACGGTGCCGTTCTCGATGTAATTCGAGGTGTAGCCCGTGTAAGTGCGGCCGTCAAAGGTGAACTTGAACCCTTCCTGAGAGCCTTCGTTCGTGAGGCTGGAGAGCTTGGAAGTGCGGTCCAGCTGGTACTGGCCGATCTTCTGCGCTTCGTAGTTCAGCCACACACCGTCGCTCGCGATGAGCGTGTCGATGTACTGGCCGTACTTCTCCTTCGCACGGTGGAAGCCACGCAGGTACTGGCGCATCTTGTGCTCAGTCAGCGTGCCAACGCTGCTCTTGAAGAACGACTTGAACTCCGGGTGCTTGTCGACGTCGATGGCGTTAGCCGAATCGTAGTCGCTGCCCAGGAGGTTGCCGGTCTTCTTGAGCCAGCTGTTGATGCCGGCGATGCCGTAACCCTTGCCGTTGGCGTAGGTGAAGTAGAAGGAGGTCGTGACGCTGGTGGTGTAGTTGAAACCAATCAGAGTCACAACAACCTGGTTCTTCACTTCATCAACGCGGGTAACAAAGGCGTTGACGCGGTTGACACCAACCTGATTCTGGCGAACATCGCTAGCGTTGTACAGGTCAACACGCATGCCGACCGCGTAACGGTCGATGTTTCCATCCGACGGCGTAAACACGATGGTGGAGTTGTTCGTCGAGGAGCTGTAGGTAGGCGTCACAGCAGCCAGAACACCACCAAGCTTGTAGGTGGTGTTGTCGCTGATGTACCAGTAGTTGCACAGGGTGTGTGCAATCAGACGAGCGTGACCCTCAAGCTTCGGCGCAAGAATCTCGCCGATGAAGGCCGGAGTGGCTTCTGCCTGCATCTCACCGAGGGTGACAAGCAGGTTGGAAACCATGGCCTTCATGCCGATGCCGAGACGGTACGGCTGGGCCATAGCGCCTTCGGTAGCGTCCGGCCACGTGTTGGTCAGGCTCTGGACCTGCAGCTTGTCAGCCACGTTAGACACGGTGTTGTCGCCGTACAGCACGAAGTTGTCGCGGCTGTCCGCCATTTCAAGAACGCCAGCCATCGAGCCCATGTAGATCTTGAGGATCTTCATGTCACGACCGATCAGGTTGGACGAACCCACGCCCTGGCTGGACACGGTCGTGTCACGCCAAGCGGGGTCGAGAGCCGGGAGGAAGACCTCAACGTTCTTGTTGAGGATCTCCTGGATACGCAGGCTCTGCGTATTGAAGAGTGAATTAGATGATGCAAAAGGCACGGTTGTTGTCTCCGGTCACAGACCGGTTAGGGGCGATGAATCAGACCTTCGTTTCCCCACCAGCCGCAGCGTCTGCGGCAAGGCGAGAAAGCGCGTCCACGTTGAAGTCTCGGACGTTCTTGTCGACCACGCCTCGGTCCATGCCCTTCTGGAATTCGGGGGGCTTGACCTCTGGCTTGGACTTCAGGAACTCGAGCTCGCCCTCTGTTTCCGGCGACCGGCCGAGGCCGTCAATGTCGCCGATTACCGTGCGATAATTTCCTGCAATCGACTTGGCAGCCTTTGCCGCCTCGTCCGCAACCCAGTCCTCGCTGAACCTTCCACCTTCGGCATCGCGCCGGGAATAGAGGTTCTTGAGGGTGGCTTCGCGGACTTGCTCCTGCAGAGCTCGCCAGGCACCCGCCGCGTGTTCGCGACCACGGGTCTTGTCGAGCGTTTCCAACATCTTAACGATCTCCGGGTTTCCGTCAATGGCAGAAACCACGTTCTTGTCCATTTCCGACTTCAGCATGCGCAGGCGCATTTCCCGCGTTTCCCGCAGTGCAGACTCTGCGCGCTCTTCCGCTGCACGGGTGGACTGCTTAAGCATCCGCTCAATCTGCTCGTCATCGCTCATGTCTTGCTCCCGTCCTCCACCAGACTGCTCGCCATCCACATACTCCTGCGCGTACTGCTGCGCCTCCTCGTCGCTGAACCCCGCACCACGCAGCACTTCGTATGCCGCCTGTGCGTCCGGGCTTTCCCCACGCATCAGCTTGGTTGCGTTCTGCTGGAACCGGGTCAGGTCCTGAACCCGGCTTTCAAGCTGCCGAGCCTGCTGGGCCTGCTGCATCAGTTCGCCCAACTTCACAACCGAACCGTCTTCCAGTTCCAGTTCGGTATCCATGTCCAGCGCATCATTGTTTTCGTCAGCCATTCATAACTCCTTGAGGTGGTTGTGCTCCGGGCCCTGGCCCACCCTGCATCATGCCGGGATTGACGAGTGCGACGTCGTCTGGGTTTGGAACCATTGCGGGTAGGGACTGTCCCATGAACGAGATCAGGGACTCACGGTAAGCCTTAAACGCATCCTGCACCGCAGGACTTGCCAAGGACATAATCGGGTTGGACATGAACGCGCTCAGCACCCTGAGCTGCAGGTCGGGCCGCGCGGTATGCGGAGTCACCACAATCTGCTGAGTCTGCTGGCCATCGCCATACAGCAGCAGCGTGTTGCGGATGATGCTTTCGTATGCGCTCTTTTCCTCTTCCATCCACATTGCAAAGTCAAGACCTTCCTTGAGCGCAAACAACTTGAGCGCTTCGGGATCCGTGACCTTTGCCTGCAGCAGCCCCATTGCTTCCTGCTTCCGCACCACTTCACTGCGTGGGCTGGTGTCCTTCACAGTAAAGCTGATCTGGCTGAAGTTTGGAATCGGGTTCTTCTTGAAACTGACCGTTCCGTTTTCAGGATCAATCACTGCACCCGCCAGGTCCAGCGTCAACTTGTTGACCGGCAGAGCGCGGTCGCTGACCAGCATTTCCTTCGTTGCCTTCTGCACAAGGCTCTTGTACATGCCGCCGAACGCAGCCTGCACACCGCTGGTGGGGTTCGTCATCGCCTTGCTGATCTGTTCGTCAAGGAACTGCAGACCGCTTGCGCTGTCGACGCGACCCTTCTCCGCCAGCAGATCCTGCACCGGGCTCAGGCTGTCCACGATGCCCTTCGCAAACTGCGCAACCTTGCCCGGCACATCGCCGGCGTTGTACGGCTGGATGACCATCGGCTTGAAATCATCGCCCAGCAGCGCATCGCGGCTGTAACTCATGTACCGCAAGCCCTTGCCGATATCGCGCAGAACGGCCCGCTCGTTGATTGTGCCCTGCGGCATGACCAGCACGCCGTACTTGTCGATGTCGCGGATGTTGTTGAACAGGCTCTTGAGCAGCCGTTCCATCTCGCGCACGATGCCGAACATCAGGTCAAACAGGCCCGCTCCGTGGAACGTGCCGTTGTCCATGAACCGAGCAAACCCGATGGGGCAATACGTCTCTACATCGCTGAGGTCGCGATCCTCAATGATCACATTGCCGCTGGACACAACGTAACGGCTGCAAGTACCGCGGGGGCCGTCGAGCCAAAGCTCGCGCACCTTCACGACTTCCATCTCGTTGTCGCCGGGGATCCCGTTCAGTGCGCCGGATGCAGCACTGTTGAGGACGTACCCGTTTCCAGGCGCGTCAGCCGGCTCTTCCATGTCGTGGCCCCATTCCCAACTCCAGGCGTCCATCTTCATCTTTTCCTTCTCGAGGAACTTCTTGCCGTACCTCTCTTGAAGGAAACTCATGGTGACAACCCGCTGGCGAATGATGCCGCGTGCCTTCGTGTGATCCTGTCCCAGACTCGGGAAAGGCAGCAGTTCCTTGGGGTGCACCACTTCGAGATCAGCCGTCAAGCCAATCGTCGGGTGGTCCACCATGTGACCCGTTACGCCGCACGAACCAAGCAGCGAAAAGATGTAGTTGAAGTCGCGCTTGACCTTCTCAAGCTGCTGGTCCCCCACCACCGCATCAGCCACCAACTGGGCAACGCTGCGCTCGCGCAGACCCGCGAGGCTGAAACCTTGGCGGAGTGCACGCGGGCGCAGGTCCATCGTGTTCAGTCGCGCCGTGGTTTTGTCGATGATCGACATCAACTCGGTCGACTGGAACTCCATGTTCCCGTCTTCGTCAAGGTAGTACGGCACAACGCGGCTCGTGCGCGGATCGAACACGTCGAACCGGCGGAACCCGTTCAGGTAGTACCACGCAAGAATCCACAGCGTGCGGCGGTACGTGATCTTCGTGAGCTCTCGCTCAACGTGCTGGTCAATGATCTGCGCAAGCAGACGCTTGTCCTTGGGCAGCGGGTAGATGTCACTTGCCATCGTTGTTTCGCTTTCTCAGGGACTTCCAACCAGGCGGCATTTCCTCAAAGAGCTCAACGTCCTTGAGGTTGAACGAAGATCGCGGCGTCGGATCTGGCTGCGGCACCTTGTGATTCACAGGGGTTGCATCCATGCCATCCGGCACCTGCTGCCCATAATACGACTGGGCCAGCATCTGAAAGTATACGAAAGGAATCGTCACATACGCGGTATTAGACGCGCGAACCTCGTTTGACATTTGGCGGGGGCTCCATTCCATCAATCAGGGACTGGGCGGACATCCGGCTGAAGTCCATCGCTTCAACCACCGGAACACCGCCGGGCAACGCATCGTGAATAGTTCCGTCGGTCAGCATCTTGTCGAAGTCCAGCGCCTGGCTTTCCCCACCAGCCACCTGACGGTCAAGCCGGCCACGGACCACAAACATGCTCATTGCGACCGTGTCGATAAAGTCGTCGTGCTGGAGGCCACCACTGTCGGCGTCCGGGTTGAACTGCTCAATCTGGTCGAACAGGAGACGCCACGGCAAGTTGCCCCTGCGCCACGTGGGAAACTTGATAAGCCCGTGCTCAAACCGGTAGTGCAGCGAGTTGATCTTGCTGGTCTTGTCCAGCATGCCCACCTTCAACGGGATGATCCGGGGCGGGGTCTGGCCAGTCACTTCCGCAGCCTTCTGGCGGACCATTGACTCCATAGCCGTGTACAAGCCGAACGACTGCCGCACCACCTCGGGGTGAATCGTTGGGCAACCCCACCTGCCGGCCATCGCGAACGACTGCTCAATCAACTTCTGCTCGCGGCACTGGGCACCCCACGTGTCCAGCACAAACAGGCAAGCGTCCACCGGGTCGTACCCCAGCAGGGTGCAGACCTTGAAGTCGCTGTCGCTCGTGGCCGTAAAGCTCGTGTCGACCGTGATGAACATCCGCACCCGTTCCTTCAGGAACTGCTGAATGGGCATCTTCTCTTCCAGCCCACCCTTGCCATTCCAGCAGATAACAGACTCGCTGTTCTTCGGGTCGGTGTCAAACAGGGGATCCGGGCTTTC